CACAGGAAATGTATGAACACTCCACATCCATTTTCAAGCAAGGCGTATTTGTATCATCTCTGTATATTTTGGGACTTCGTACACCAAAAGTTCCAAGTACATACATAACAGAGTCGCTCGGAGCTGCTGGCGATATGATTTCATTTATTGTTGCTGTTGCCTGAACGGACTTTGAACCATAGGTGACGTAATAATCCAAGAATTCTTTTGAAAACAGAGAACTAATAGGCTGATCTACGTGAACAACACAAGTTTTTGTTCCTCCGCCTTCAAATTCTTCTTCCAAAAAGGAAATTTCAACACTTTCTGTTCGATAATGATACGGCACGCTTTCAGATCCATCATAATGCTGGATTCCTTTCTCATCCAACACCGTCATCAGCTTGTCATTGTCATCCAGCACCTCCAGCCGACCTTTGTTATTTCCCTTTCCGCCAAGCGTTAACGTTCCTCCAGATGCCCAGTCCCAACGTATGCCGACAGCAGACAGGG